TATTTGTATCCTCGTTCCTTGAACTTACATGCTTGTTCAAAACGATATCCTTTTAAGTAAGGATGCTCTTCTACGAATCTATCTAGCCACTCATCATGATTCCCTGCACACATATGTCTTTCCTTGCATTTAACTTTATCCAATGATTCATCAATTTCATCTAACAACTCATTAACAGCCTTAATGTCTTTATCTACTTTAGGCATAATGTACTCTAATGGTGGTTTTTTCTTACGTTTCCATTGCCAGTGAGATACACTACCAAATTCACCTAAATCTCCCAAATCTACGTATATTTCGGGCTTTACGAGCTCTATAGCTTGTTTTACTACGCTTATAGCTGGTTTATCATGTATAGGCGCATGTTTATCTGGAGTTACTATTGCTCGCTTTAGCACTCCGTCTTTAGTTTTTTTCATTATCAAAAAACTCCTAATTAAATTCAGAACGAGGGACGTATCCCCAATCTTCGGGATTCGTCCAATATCCTTTCGCTAACTGAAGGTATTTTTCAGTTTTTTCTTCTGTAAATCTAAGCATAACTTCGTCACATTCATCACACTCCCATAACAAAACTCCATCATATCCTCCCATAACTTCGAGTCCTGTTAATAAATCAGATTCACAGCAAGAGCAGGTTTCGGGCATATCTTTATAAATTTTACTATCTTTTATATCAAATTTTTTAAGTATATCACCCTTTACTTCAACAATATCTTCAAGCATTACCAACCTGCATTGCTTCAATACACTACTTAATCTAGGCATTAGATTCTTCTAAAGCCTTAGATACTTCTGACCAGATTTTATCATCTAAATCATTTTCACTTCTCTTTACTAACCAATCTCCTAACTTTAAAAGGATTGCAATTAATACCTTTTGACTAAATATTCTAGTAGCTACTGCTCCTAATAATTTACCCATTCTTCCTCCTTGTTACTTTTTCTTTTTTCTTAGCTTTGCAACCACATTGTAAACAAACCCAATCTGATGGTTCATGAGCTATTTTTTCCAATTTTTTAATTCTTTTATCATGAGTTTTTGCAATTCTCTTATCATCTGCTTTTTCAATTGCATCCATAACTTTATTTATAACAAGTTTAACTACAAGTGCTTGAATCATTATTCTGAACCCTCTGTTAAAGTTCTTTCTTTTTCAGCTTCTAATAATTCATTAGCTTTTTGCTTGTTTCTTTCATGAAATTCCCAAGGGGGTTTTCCATGTTTATTTAAATATTCTTCTTGATACTTAGAAGCATAGTCACCTATATATCTTAAAGCGTTTTTAGGCAATTCAGTTCCATGTATATCTGCATCAATCCAATTATCGTCTTGAGGGTTATACCACTTAAAAATAGGATTCTTATTTTTATCTCTTCCCCATAACTCATAGTAATAAGAAGGTTGTGAAAATAGGCTTGTAAAGCCAAATAAGCCCTTTTCTGGAGGGTTTTCTAAATACCTGCTCATTTGTCTATTCCTAACCAAGTAAGAACAATTCCTATAACAAAAGTCAAAGTCCCTCCTATTGTTTTGACTGCTGTAATGTTATTTTCAGCTTTCCTTAACCTACCATTTATCTTTTCTAAATGAGCATGGTTTTCTTCAACTTTTTCTCTAATATGAGAAAGCTCTCCAGTAATTCTAGTTAAATGAACAGTAACTTCATTTCTATATTCTTCAGTACTTTTTTTTGGCATTTTTCTTTTTAGTTGTTTTTTTCTTTACTACCTTTTTGCCTTTTTTCTTAGGTCTTCCTACTTTACTTCCATATGTTCCTTTACCGTATGGCATATATTCTCCTAGTATTTCTTATTTGTATTTCTTTCTTGCATTCTTAAAAATTTGTCTTTTAAACCATTACCGCTTAATTTTGCTATAACTTCTACTAAAGTCTTATAGCTATTTTCAATTCCTTTTTGTTCTAGTTGCATTTTCTTTTGCTGGTCAATTAGTTTAACTAGTATTCCTTCTATTCTACCAAATGATTCTCTTAACTCTCTCGTCAATTCATCCTGTATAAACTTTGTAGATTTCCATATATAAAAAGCCATTGCTATACTCCCTACAACTGGCAAACCGTATCTATCTAGTATAGAAAACCAGTCCATTATTTTTTATCTGAAGGCTTTTCTTCTTCTAGCATTTCCTTTAAAACATCTAAAGCACCTTGACATTTTACATAAAGCTCTTTTGCCGCTTCTTGCTGTTTAATCAAACTCTGTATTCTTTCCTCTATAGACATTACTGTAAAATTCCTATTGATATTAAATCATCTACTAATTGCGCTAATCTATCTCCTATATCAGCTAAACTCCCATTAGCATCTAAAGCTCTTGAAGTACCTGTTTTATTGCTTACAGTCCAATCAGGAGCTGCTGCTGGAGTTTGTCCATTAAATCCTACTCCATTTGTGTCAAATGAAATTCTTTTATTAGAGCCCATTGTAGAGCCTGTGCCCATATGAAACTTATCATCTGTTGCATCATTTCCAGCATAATTAGTAGCTGCACTTCCATGAAATATAAGTGTTTGGTCTTTATCTCCACCTTCTCCTATATTAACCTGGTCATGAGACGAAGCATTAGTACCACTTCCTTTTAAGCATATTTTTCCATTTCCTATATGCTTAATATATGTGCTAACAAGAGTATTATTATCGGCATTAACTACATCTGGCCTAAAAGCAACAATATCTTCAGTGGTTAGATTTTTTCCTTGAAACAAAATTCTTCCATATGTTTTCCACATATCAAGATAGATTCTATTACTACTGTAATCAACTTCTCCTCCACCGCCTCCAGCAGTCCCTTTAATATTTATTTGACCACCTTCTAAATCTTGAGTAGATGTTAACCATATAGATGGAGCAGAGCCATGAACAGTTAACATTCCTGTACCTTCTCTGCTTGCTGTTCCTACACACATAAATCCAGTAGTTGATAAATTTTCATCTCCAAAAGATATGTCTCCACCTGCTGCAGTAATAGTTAAATCACCACTAGCAGCATTTATAGTATTAAGATTCAAACTTCCATTAACAGTCAAAGTACCTGAAGATAAGGCTAATAAATCTAAATCATTTGTATGACCTATATTAGTTCCATTAACAACTATGTCATCTACAGTTAACTTACTTAATGTTAAAGGGCCTCCATCTGAGGTTGTAGTTACTCCTTCTCTTGTCCATGATGTTATAGGCATATTAAAAATCCTGTTGTTTTATTGTTCCAGTTGCTTGATAATTACTTTTTGAATATTTTTTAGCCTCTTTAACCCCTACAGCATATTCTTGGTCGAAATATTGAGCTAATTGAATTTCCATGTTTCTAGGGTCTTTATAACCTCCAGCTATAACTTTATTTATGATTACTTCGTGAAATTGAGCAGGAATTTGATTCCATGTAGATGTCACAGAGTTAATAGCTAAATCAGCATCTCTAGATATAGCATATATTCTTAAGTCTTTAGCTTCTGATATAGAAGACCAGTCTGTAGTATATCCATCTTTTGTTACTGTGTTTGTACCTTTTTCTACAATACCTATTTTTATAAGTTTATCTACAAACCAAGCTCTTGTCTTTTTAGCCATTATCCATCCTCCGATGTATCATCATCTATTTTGGGTTTTCCTAGCAACATAGGAATTTGAACGTCATTTAGCCAAACAGATAATATTTTAATTATATTACTGCTAATAGTATAGTATCTTTGATTAGCTACAGTTGTAGTTGTATAAGAATCTTTTACTATTTCAGTCCTAGCACAAAAGTCATCCTTAGCTCTATTAAGCCTATTAATAATCTCTTTTTCACCTAAATGAGGATGATGTTGCTGTATTAATTCTATCATTTCTTTAGTAGTCATTATTCTCCTCTAGGTGTAGCATCTTGTTCCATAAACCTAGACATTTCCATGCCATATTGCTGTGTTAAAGTTTGTATTTGAGCTGTTAACATTGTTTGCATTTCATTATCTTCTTCATCTTGAACAAAATCGCTTATATAAGTTTGCAATATATTTACACAACTTTTTAATACTATTGCTTGTAGAACAGAATCAGGAAGACCAGAAACGGTACTTCCATCTCCAGTAGCTCCAGTTTTATAGTTAAAATGCCAAATGGTAACTATTTGGTCACCAGTAGGTACTGGAAATATCTTCAATTTAGGGTCATTAGCAGTAGTTACATCATATGTATATACAGGCGATTCTACTGTAGCAGTATAAATACTTGTTGAATCTTGAGCTCTTAAAAATTCATAAAAAGGGACAGGAGTACATTCTCTAACTTCTGTTCCTGAATTTGAAATTTCTCTTGTAACAAGTAAAACTTTCTTTTCTTCAGTAGCATCCATACCAGCACTGCTATTAACTGTAGAGCTATTAGCTACATACTTAAGTAGTAATTCTGGAGGTAATGAATCAGCAATTTCGTTAACAGCAGCATTTGTCAAATCTTGCAAACTATTAGCAGGAATTGTATTATAATCCGTACCTATAAGCTCTTCTATCCTTTGATTAATAGTCGCCACTTACTATCTACGGCTCCTTGCTCTACCTCTTGTTTTTGCACTTCCTGCTTTTCCTCTATGTCTACTGCCACCACCTTTAGCACCAGCTTTTGACATTCTTTTTTTAGTTGCTGCTACTGATGAGCCTCCAACTAAATTTATATGTTTTCTTTTTTTTGTTACAGACATTATGTCCTCCTTGTTATTATCCTAAAATTATTGTTATTGGGAACCATTGGTTATGTGCAAAAATGACTGCACTCCCTGCCCCATGCATAAATTCACTTCTTATCCTTGCATGCCCAGCTATTCCAGATGCTGTAACTGCATTTACATTTGTAATTCCAACTGTTGAAGTTACATCGCTATAAGGAAATTGTACTATAGTACCACTTAATGGCGTTGCATTATGGTCTATATCCTGAGCAGAAATCCTACCTATTTGCCATGTTTCACCAGCTGGTGGAATAAACCCTGGTATGGTTTGCGCAGTTGTAGATTCAGCACCTTGTGGATTAATATTCCATTCTAAAGCTACAGTAATAGCTTTATTTCCTGACATATCTTCTTCAGACAATGAAGGTACAATTCCATTTCCAGAATCCCAATGACATTTATGACCTGCAAGTATAGTTAAATTTCTATTTTTTAAATTAGTAGGTATTATTTTAGTTCTATAAGTTACTCCCTCAGTTTCTGGATTTCTAAAATAAGTTGTATAACCTCCATGATATAATCTTCTTTTTTTCATTGTTTCTAAATCAGGTGTATTTATCTTATAAACATCACTTGCGTCAAATGTATTTCCATGAGTAGGGTTAGTATCAATAACTAATCCTATATCTACAGTTATCCTTCCTCCATAAGTACCCCAATATCTTCCATTTCCACTAGTATCACTTGCATATATAGTATCTATTAACGTACCTGCTTTAGTATATTTTTTAATGTACATATCAGTCGATGCATCAAAACATAATTCATAATAATAATTGCAATTATATTCATCTATTAATTCTGCGTGTACTTCAATATCAGAAGTTCCAGTTGTTTGAGACACATACATATCTCCATCAGTTGCATTCTTGTCTCCAGTAGTGCCCAAATAAAAAGGTTTATGATTATATGGTAACCATACATTCCCTCTTCCATAGGCATTTGATGCTACCGTAACATTAGCCATTATGCAATACCACTGTAAGTTTGACGTTAGCTGCTGCTGTTGTGCAATTTGCATCACCACTTGGGGTTAAAGATAACCTCATATAAGGCATTCTTCCATTAGAAGCATAATCATATACAGCCATTCCAACAGTTTCTGCCTCTGCTCCACCACCTGCATCCCATGTTACTAAATCTGCCATTTTGGTATAATTAGTACCATCTATAGACCCTTCCATATCTACATCTACATTTCCAGAATCTGCTGTTATATCATTTAAAGTACCATTTAATGTAATTGTCAAATCCCCTGTAATAGGAAAGTCGAAATGACTAGTTGTAATTGCACCTGTTCCATCTAACCACATTAAACACTCATGTCTAACTTGTCCATTATCACCAGGCACAACCTTTATATTTTGACTCAACCCAGGAGGAGTGCCTGTATTTGCTCCTATTGTTGTCCATTTACTTACTGCCATCTTTCCTCCAATGTTGTGTAGAAGGGGCCGAAGCCCCCTCTACGATTAATAAACTAACCACTTACTACGATGGGTCAACTCCTATACCACCAACTGATAAATCAGTATTACTACTACCTTCTGTCATTTGGATTATTTTCCAAGTACAGTCCTCAGCAGCTAGGGTACTTCCAGCATTAGCATTAAATGCATAATAAGGGAATTGTCCTAAGTTGATTCTTCCTCGAACTCCAGCAACAGTACTAGTTACAACTGCCCCTGTATAATTAGGGTCAACTATAATACTTACTTGCGAAGCTTTGATATCATCCATAACTGCAGTACCTATTAAAGTACCGTCAGTGGCTGCTACCGTTCCTGCATCACCAGTTATTGCAAAGTCATCCGAATAACCACCATAAATATCAACAACAGTAGTAGAACTACCATCAATAGCCGCACTTTCACTATTAGCAACTAATACCCATGGTTTCGAAGGGTCTAAAGATGATGGTGTTTTTAAAGTATAGCCATCATTCTCTGCTGTTGTAGCTGTTACTACACAACTATGTATAGTAGCTCCATTAACAGAGGTTGTTGACCATGCGCCTTGTGTTAAAGCCATTTATCTATCCTCCCCTTAAGAAAACTTAAGAATTGCGTGAGTTTCAGGAAGACTAATTTCCAATCCAGCTTCAGTGATGATTTGGTCTTGCCTACCATCAACGCCGTTGTCTTGTACATTAGTTTCAATGAAGGTGTCTCGACTAACACCATTACCCACAAGTGGTCTGTAAGCTATATTTTTCATATCAACACAAACACAATAATCTTCCCAAGGACCTCTTAATAAAGGTTCTTGTACAAAATGAAGATTACCAAATATAGTATTAACAACTGTAACTGTGTGCCCAAAAGCACCAGGTACTGTATTAACATCTAATCTATATTGAGATGAACCTACAGAATTATTTAGAAAACTTCCATTACCTAATTTGTTTAAGTAAGTAATAACTTTTCTTGAAGCCAAGACTAGTTTGTTACCACTATTACCAGATTCAGGAGCGAAATAATCTTCCATTGCATCTAAGAAAGCATCATAACCAGATGAAGCATAAGACATGTTATAGATTTTACCATATGATTCAGTATAAGGTAAAATACCCCAAGAAGTTCTATAAGATGCTGCTGCACCTGTTTCATTAGAAGCTGCTCCTGTACTAAATAACATAGCTTGTTCTATATCCATTTTATGTTCCATAAGTTTATCTTGCCAAATTCTTTGAAACTCATTAGCAATACCTCTATACTCTGTTGCTAAAGCTGTTCCTGAAAAGATGTTCATTCCAGTTTTGAATATTTGACAATATCCTTCTCTGTCGAATAACTCATCTTCCCAACCAACAGGAGAATCAGTTCCTTCAGCCCATGCACTACCAATAACTTGACCTTTATTACCTATAGCAAAGCTTTCACCAGCATCAATCGCTTGAAGAGGTATTAAACTTTTACCATTTACTTGAGTAATTCCAGCTGTATCAGAATCATGGTTGATAAACTTACCATCTGACAATGTTCCTGTTCTTTCGACTGTTGAAGCGTGGTCCACTTTAAATTTAAAAACTGTACCACTATCTGCTACAACTGCTACAACTGAACCTGGAACTACAAATTCACAGTGATTATCTGATGAACTTATTTTTCCATATTTGTCATATTTTGCAGTTATATGCAAATCTTCTCCATTAGCTAATGCTGTTCCTGCAACTTCTGCTCCAGGATTAAATGCTGCACTTGCTACTTCAAAATTACGTCTTTGCCACTGATGTCTCTGTTCCAAAAATTTGAATACAGGGTCATTAGTAGCCCTTTTTGCCACCTTCGATAAATATACGAAGAATGGACTTTGCATTGGAGCTAACTCAGCTACTCTTTCACCAAAATTAAACTTACGTCTAGTATCATTAATACTAACACCTGAGCTTAATGTGCTTCCAGCTGAGCCAGACCATACTGTTGCGTCTGCCATATTAGACCATCCTTAATTATGCCCTCTATCAGCTGCCTTGGTAGGCCTTCAAGTAGGGCGATTATTAAAATTACTTCCAGGGATTTTTACTATTAAAATTCCCTATCATTGTATCCATAATCTTATCTTCTGCAGTTCTTCCATCAACATTACTTTGCCCAGAAGGCATCACGCCCATTGGCGATGGTACTTGTTGAGCATTTTGTACTTGTTGAAATTCAGGACTAGGAGCAGCTGGTTCTTGTTGCTGATTTCCTCCTCCTTGCTGGATTCTATACAGTTGAACGAGATTATCGATAGTTAGAGATTTAGGGTCAGACATTCTGTTCATAAAGTCAGTAGTTTCATTCTCAGACATACCATATGCACCCATAACATGTTCTTTAATCTTACTAGATTGAATATTACGTTCTTGTTCATATTGTTGTCTCTGAGCTTCTCTTACGCGTTCTTGTTGCATATCTTGGATTTTTTCTTCCATGACAGCACCTTGATACTGCGTTTTAAGATTATTATACTCACTCATGTCATCACGCCATTCCTCTACATCATCTAGGTACCTAGCACTTTCACTTTGAGGGTCAGCATAAGCTTCATCTCTATTGAAATGTCTAGGTCTATTTGGTTTTGGAGGAGGTGCTGGAAATTCTTCAGCTGGTTGTTCTTGAACAGGTTGTACTGGAGGTACAGCAGGTGCTTGGACCTGTTGGCTCTTTATACTGTCTAGTTCATTTTTATACTTATCTGCTTGAGATTGCCAGTATTGATATCTTTTATCATCATTACTAGTTTGTTCTTGAGCAGGTTGCTGAGTTGTTTGCACTTGTGTTTCAGAAGGTTGTCCTTGCGGAGCTTCTGTAGTAACTTCCTCAATACCGTCTGTAAAAGCACTTTCAATATTATTATCAGAGCCGTCAAATCCTTGGCTAAAAACAGCTTCTTCTAAAGAATTATACTGTTGTTCATTAGCTCCTTCTTGAGGGGTATCTGATTGTGTATTTTCTTGTGACATTATTTCTTTCTCCTTTTAGCTGCCTCTTTACTACCAGAAGAGGGTGAGCCTATCTTTTTAGCAGATTCTTTAATCTGCTGTTTTATAGTAGCTAGACTGTCATCAAGTCGTTTTTCATAAACAGTTCCTGCCGCTTTGGCTTTATTACCAACTTGGTCAAGATTGTTTTTAAACTTCTCAACTTCAATCCGTTTTCTGAGGTTGACTGACTCTCTATCTCTAGATTGCATGTCACCTCTAAGTTTTTTGATTTCTTCTTGAGCGCCTTGCAATTGCCCTTGTAACTTAGCAATAACATCTGTTCTTTGCATAACGCCTTCCATATCAAATATTTCTGTTTTCTTAAGAACTTCTTGCCTATCAATAAGTCCTTTTGAATAAGCATCCATATAAAATTCAAGTTCCGCATATCTATTAGACGGAAGTGTTGAACCTGTTACAACTATAACATCATATTTGCCTATTGTAATATCATTAAAAATCTTTATTTCACCACTTTTATCATCAACCATTTTCTTATTTATCATGTACTCACTCATAGAGTTGTTTGGCTGAATAACCCTAAATATTTTTTCTGATTTATATAACTGCTGCATTAAAGGAATTGCAACTTCACCAACTCTAGTTAAAGCAGCTTCTATATCAGCAAGTTTAGATTTCATTTTTCTTTGACCAAATTCATCTATACTTATAGTAGCCTTATATGTTTGAGGGGCTGCTTGACTATTACCCATCATCATTTCATATAAACCTAAAGCATGGTCAATATCATTTTTAGCTGTTTGCTCATTTTGATATAATTCATTAGGCAGAGGAGTGGGCTGAACTGGCAAAGGAGCGCCGTCAGTGGGGTCATAGGGAATAGCTACTCCAGGTTGAGCCCACTTTTCCTCAAAATCTTTCATATCAACACTACCTTCAGGTACAAGTATTTTAGTATTTGTACTTGTTGTAGCATGAGCAATTATCAAAGAGCGTGTTTTGTTTATATATTCTTGTAAACCTTTTATAAGCCTAACATCAGATACAGGATAAGGTGTCCTAGTATGTATGTTCATAACGGGAACTATAGGATACTTTTCTAAAGGCAAAATCCTTGAATATAAAAGCGTATCTCCTATAATAACACATTGTTTAATTCTTTTAACTAAAACTTGTACAGCTTTAATTCTTTCTTGTTTTAGTAGTTCCTCATGAGTTGTTTCTCTATACTCAACTTGCTTAGGGCCTTTTTCTTTAAATCTAAATATAGATTTTTCATCATACCCAGCTGCTTCCATTTCTTCTAATTCTGCTTGGAATTGAAATGCACTTTGTTTTTGTAATTGAGCAATTATTTCACCAGCTTTATGTGGGTCTATAATTAATTGACCTTCTACAAAATAAGCAGGTTTTTTTAAATAATTTTGATAATCTTCTTCATTTAATAAAAACTCTTTATTTGAAAATGTTTCAAAGACTCTATATTCTGGTATGTCCATTTTATAGTATCTTTCATATCCTCTTATATAATCTTTTTCATTAAGCCTACCTACATCTTCAGGAAATTGAACTTCTCCATCGCCTTCTCTAATAGTTGAAGGTGCATTAAAATCTTGTCCTTTTCCATAAGCACCTGAATTACTTGCATTATCAATTTTTGATTTATACATTGGATACAAACTTTGTGCTTGTTCTTTTGTAAAAAGTTTTGAAATTATAATATTTTCTGCATCGTCAAAAAGCTTATTCCTAGAATTAGGGTCAACATAAACATCTAAAGGGTCTACATCATGGAAACATACTTCCCCTTTACCCATATCTTTCATAGGGTCTTGATATACGTGTATATATCCAACACCCATAACATAATAATCATCTACTGCTTGTCTTATAACTGCTCTTCCGTCAGATATATCATACATATAAGCTAGCATATTACTCATAACCTGAGCTATTTTATTATCTGAATCTTCTCTAGGAGCACATCTAAAAGATGGTCTATTAGAAGTCAGCATAGCTTTAGCAGATTCAACAGCAGGATGCACTCTATTAATAACAATAGGAGCTTGCCCTCTAGACTCTAAAACTTCTTTCTGCTCTGCACTCCATTGTCTTCCAAGTCTAAACTCTTTATCTTCTTTAGCTTGTTGAGCCCATTGGTCTCGTTTCTGCGAGTACTTATCAAAAAGGTCTAAAGTTTCATCTACTATACTTGTTTGGTCTTTTTGGTCTTTTTCGTTATATGCCATCTACGTAATTTACGAACTAAAGTGTCATCCAATCAAGACTTTTCTTTGGATGTCTCCATTCTTCCTCTGATAAAAATTCAAATTCCTTAATTCTACACGGCTTTGCGCCATCTAATGCAGTCCATATTGCATCCATTATATCATCATGTTTTCCTTTGGGATATGATAAAAATTCACCTTGAGCATGAGTATCTTCTGCTCTAAAATAAAATTGCCCTTTAGCAAATAAAGGGACTAAAGATAATAATCTTTCAGATTTAGAATTCCTAGGTTTGACACCTGATTCTAAACCTGGTATATATAAACTTTCTTCTCTCATAAGTTCTCTTACTGCTGTTCTTAAAGCTTCTTGATATCCCACTGTCTCAACTTTAATTCTACGAGGTCTATATTTTTTAAAAGTATCAATTATTTTTTGAGGCTGTTCTGCTGGAGATATTCTATCTCTATACACATCTATTACATATTTATTATTATCATTATCAATTGCGATAGTAGCAATAACAAAATAGTCAGCCCTAGCAGACAAAGAGCTTGCAGGGTCAACTCCAGTATATAATTCAACAGCTTTAATTTTTTCATTCTCTTTATCTCCAAAATTTTGAACTAGGCAATTTTGCCCTTGTATTCTTTTATATTCCCAATTATGTATTTTAATCCAATTTGGTTGAAATGGAGCATCGTCAGGAGATTGAGCTATATTCATATACTCTTGAAAGAATCCATTTATATTACCAACTGATTTAAATTCTTCTTTTATACTAAGTATACGTTCTTTTGGAAATCTTTCAGGCCATATACTTTCTTCATCATCATTCCATATAGAAAACCATAATACATTCCAAGCACTTGACTCTTTTGCCCAGCATAAAAAACAATCTTCCGATATAACTGTTCCAATCATAGCAATCTTACCTTCATCTGATAAAGATGGTATAACAGCCTCTGTTAACCACTTTCTGTTTTTAGCTCTTGCTTCTGGTGTATAAGCATTTAACTCTGATTCAAAATCATCTACTATAATTAAATTTGGTCTAGTATCTCCTTGTAAGAAACCCCTAACCCTTTGGCCTGTTCCAACAGCAACCATTCTAGTATTATTAGCAAGTATAATATCTGTATGAGTCCACCTACTAGCTGTTTCAGGACCTAAGTCTCCAAAGATTGCTTTAAATTGAGAACTAAAAGTCAAATGGTATTTAATCCTAGATAGGAAGTTAATTGATTGTGCTTGTGATTCTGATATTATAACTATAAATAACTCTTCATCACTTGTTTTAAAAGCAGCTCTCCATAAAGGATATATAAGAGTAGTTACCGTAGATTTAGCTGTTCCCCTAGGAGCTGCTATTAAAACTCTCCTTTTATCGTCATCTGCTAAATCTCTGTAAATATTAGTATGAAACGGAGGAGTACTCTTCTTTAAAGCTGTAGGAAAGCAATGCTTTCCAAATAATGCCATGTTATTTCTTAATTTCTTTAGAGCTTGTAATTGCTCATATTTTTCTTCATAATCCATTTATTTCCCTAATAAATCAAGTAGAAGTTTTCACTACTTATCTTCTGTTTGAGTAAGCGCTCCTACAGGAGCTATTCCATGAAATTTATTTAACTTTTTTAATCTTGACTTAAAACTCCCTGACATGCCTTTTGTGGCAAAATTTATATCACTTTTTAATTGCTTTAATTCTCTTAAACCTAAAGTCTGTCCCTTTTCAAATAACTGCTTTAAACCAGGAGGTAAAGCTCTATATTCAGTCATTCTTGCACTAAGTTCTGAAGGTCTTAATCTGTAAAACATTCTACCTTTCCCAGAACCTTTTCCTACAGCTTCGTACCAATCATCCATATTATCTATACCAAACGAAGAATAACCCCTTTTTCCCTGCTTGGCCTTTTCTATAATTTTCCTAGGGTCTAATTTCGAAAGCATATTTTGCCTTCTCATTATAGCTGGGACTTCTTTTAAACCACCCCAATTAACAGGAAATGCTTGATAGCCCCCATGACCAAATATATCTGAAAATGACAGTCTCATAGTGCTCCAATCTATAGGAACCATCCTTTTATTTAAATTAGTTTGAGCAAAATGTTTTATTTCATGTATAGGAGTACCAAACCAATTACCACTAGAAAGCCTATCTCTATTTAAATAATTAGCATTTTCGTATGGCATATGAACTCCTAGCCAATTTTTGTTATTAAACTTTTTAACAAATTGAGGGTCGGATAAAGAAATTGTTCTTTTTGTACCTTCGGTAATTACATTATCTCCAACAGACATATATTCATTAAACAAACGCTTTTTATCAGGGTTTTTAATAAACTTATTAAATGAAGGTGCATACCTATTATTAATTTCTTTAATAACTTTTTCATGCCAATCCCCTCCATAATCCCTTGCAAGAGTTCTAGCATGTTCAATTTCTTTCATTTTCATATCAGTAAGACCGTCAACTGTTTGTCGAAACCATTTGTCAAATGAAGTCTGAGTTAGCATCTCGGTTTTTAAATTCTTTCCACTTACATCAATTAGTTCTTGAGTAGCTTTTTTACTTCCTATAAGTTTAGAAAGTTGTTTATAGCCCACTGGACCTAACTTTCTTAATAATGAGGATATAGATTTACCTACCATTATTCTCCTTCTGTTAAAGTAGTTTTAGTTGCAATTAACTTGTCTTCTGTTTCTCTTAACTCATCAATAAGCTTTGTACTGCTTGTAGCTTCGATTTGTTCAGTTGTTTTGACTAAGTTTTTATCCTTCATTCCATGCATATCTTGAAGATTATCAACAGCTCTCATAAGATTAGTAACATCACCCTTAGCTTTAGCTGTTTGTATAGTATCTTCTAGTAATTGCAGGGTATACTCTTCTGTTAACCCATGCTCTCTTAATAATGATTGTAATTCATCTCTTACCATATCTTTAAATTTCTCCTTCTTCATTCTTCTCTTCCACATAATCTTTTGATTATTAGTTGGATTGTCTAGAACGTGTTCTATAGCCTTATCATAATCCATAGTTTGTGCATAAACCATGGCTAAATTCTTCATAGTTTTGCCATTGGACAAGACTTCCCAGTTAGTCTTTCCACTAATGGTCGTATTAGATTTGCGACCAGACGCTTTAAGCTTAGTAGAATTATAATTAGGGTTATAAAAAGTGTAGCCATAGGGATAGCGCACATACACACTAGTAGGCTTGTATACAGATTTGGAGATAACTTTAGCCACGTAGTTGTCGTCTGATATCCCGTATTCTCCTTCATTGGCTTCTCTCCAGTATTTATAAGACAAATTCTTCTTATCTGCCTCTTCTTTTCTTAAAACTAAGTATGTTGTAGGCTTTTCATCGCCTTTGTGATGTATATCAATAGTATACATTATACCACCATTAATTTATCAACTCGTTTAATTGTTGCTTTATCAGGGTCTGTGTGATGAAATTTGTAATAAGCTTCTTTCATAGCATCTAAATCTAAATTACCTACTTTTTTAAGAAGCTTATCAGAGCCTCTTTGTGCAAACATGTTGGCTAAAAACATGCAATCAGCGTCTTCATCATTCCAGTTATGAGGATTACTAGATATATCTCTTATATCCTCTTTAAAAAAGCCCATATTATACATTCTATTCTTTGCTGTTTGAACAGATGCATCAGTAAACTGATATACCCCTTTAGCTGACGTTGTTCCTGCAGATGCTTTAGGATTATTGTCGGATTCTATATGTCTTACAATCATAGCCCATTTGTGCACATTCTTACAAAAACACTTGTCTTCTACCTTTAATCTCTTTTTTTGGTTACATATAAACCTTAAAGCTTTACCTGTAAACATTATAAGCCAGTTCCCCATGGATTCTTTTTACGAGGAGTATTAAACCCTTGATAATTATAGCTATTATCCGCCATACCTGAGCCTATACCCATTAAAGACTTACCAAAATCTTTGGCCATTCCCTTCCAATCTGGAGGAGGAGGCTCATCCTCACCGTTATTAGGGTCATCAGAGTTTATATTTTGATTATTTAAATCTGTTTCACCTTCTATCTGAAGGTCTGATTTACCTTCTCCTTGTCCTTGGGCTACATATTGCTGTTTAAATAAGAGTTTTTGTTGCTCTGGGTTTAATTGATTCTCTTCAGCCCAATTGGTACTATACTCGTTATCTCCATATGTAAACTGTCCTCCACCACCAGAACCACCAGAATATTCACCCCATTGGTTTCTTGCAGCATTAAATGCATCACTAAACGATGTATAGCCAGTCATATCCATCAAACCACCTCCATATGACTGTAAATCGGCGTTTTCTTCGTCTATAATGTTACCCACTACTTATATCCCATCCAGTTCCATAAAGCATCAGGACCCCAGTATTTATTCTGATTGTCCATATCCTGTCTAACTTCACTATCTGGGTCTAAAACACTACCTTGTCCACCACCTGTATCTGGAACATAGCTATTTGAAATTGGGTCCCAAACCATACCTTCTGGGGCACCTACACTCATATTAGTTTGATTATTGCCCTGATTATACATTTCTTCATCAGATTTATCTAAATTAGGGTCTACAAAAAGATTACCCTCTCCATCTGTAAGGTCTAATTGAGTGTTATTTGACGCATTATCAAGCATATTGTACTGATAACCTTCTAAACCCATACCTTCTCTACTTTTAGTAATTTCGCTTCTATAAGCAGCTTCAGTATTCTTACCAAACTGTCCATCAATAGAGCTAACTTCTTGACCAGCAGAGTTTATATAAGTTGCTGGCAATGCTCCTGTAGAAACTAAGCTTTGCTGTATTCTTTTTACTGCTTCTGGGTCATTAGTATCTAAATCTTTAGTATTTATTTTAGAATAATGACGAGATGTTGGATTAACATTTCCTATTCCAGAGCCAGTTTTATCCACCCATTCGTTAGCTTGCTTTACTTGAGCAGCTTTATCTTCTGCTAGTTGCCTTGCTTGGTCCATATTGTACTGGTCTTGTATTCCTTGTCCACTGAAAGCTCCGCCTTCTCCCTGATAATAGTTTGGATACATCCATTTAACAGGCATTCCTTGCTTGTTTTTAATGGTATTTTGCCATTGTACCCTTGGTTGCTTATTATTAGCCATTTAATCTCCTAAATTGTATATTTTATGCACAAATTACTCTATAATTTACAATATATAAACTAATAAAAGCAAATAAAAAGATTCTATAGCCTGTAATTACAGTACTTATAGCCTATAAAGAGTCTGTTTGTCTTTTATCTTTAATCTATAGCGTATCGCTACTTACTACGCTATACTTACTACGTAGTAAAATAACCCAAAAAATATATTTTGCAAGTGTTTTTTTCAAAAAGATGAAAAAATAGACAAACAACCCTCTTTTAGTTGAGTTTTTAAAAAAATATAACGAGAATGGATACACGAGATATATAGAGAGCGGTACCCGCCCGTTTTTACGGCCTGTGGGTTGCCTGGCCGTTCAAACAATCGTGGGCAGGTACTTCGCTCTCTATTCCCCTTAGAGCCATGGCTCTGATGCTGATATCTTATATCAGTATCATCCATGAATTATCATTTAACAAGTTAAAGGAGAATACATGTCTAATACAGATATAAGTACATCATTGAAAGCCCTTGGGTCTTTCTTATTCAGTAATAACATAGTTATTACTAAAACGAAATCCGCCAAGGGTTTCATGATATATCAGCCTTCCCAAGTAACTGACGTTGCTAAACTCGAGAGTTTAGCTGCCGCAGTTAATTGGCAAGTCAGCTTCTTCGAACCTACTTACGATAGAGGCACTCTTGTCAGAGATGCATCTATCTATGTAGGTCCTCGAAGCTCAGCTAATGATATTAGCAATGTTGATGACTTTGTCAACAACTTTGCATAATATACATTTAGCTTCAGACATACGTCCGCACACTATGTGTGGGCGTATTGTCTTTTTTATATTAAGTAATACATAAAGGTAGTTGCGTAACAGAATTTTAATAAACTAAAATAAGGAGTATTGTAATGGATAATCAATACTATGTAAAGAATATGATGAGTGGTCTAATTACTATAGTTATAGCCAAAGACAAATGGCATGCTATACAAAAAGGGATTAGATATTTTGGTATTAATCAAGTAAGATTATGTAATGTAGGAGGCAAATAATGGTAGTAATATTTGATGTAATGGTAACACTTATAATCATATGGTTTATTCTATTATTTGTGGAGAAACTATGAGGTATAATTCATTTGTACCTCATTGGACTAAACAACAGTTTGTGGCTTGGGCTGATAAGCGATATCCAGGCCATAAACACTCCAAAATGAAGAAGAAACAATTAATAGCTATATTTATTAATAGCTGAAATAATGCAGGTGTGACTGTAACCGTAAGGCCAGCAAAGGTGATGAGATTACACTCAGCGTAAAAAAGGGATTTTCGTTTGTGTTTATCCTTTCATACTACGCTCCTACCTTGTTTAGCACCTGCATTTAGATTTATTTAATATAGGAGATAAATAAATGGTAAATGATGAACAGTATTATAACATAATAGAAGACGCAGCAGTTAAATATCGTCAAGCATTTGATATATTAATGGAGCATTTTAATGAATTGCCTGAAGATATAAAAGTCAAAGTGCATGCTCAATTAGAGGTATTAGGATTATGATACAGGAAGAAGAATGGTATAGTGTATGTTGTTATGCTCCACCTTTATATGATTTACATGTAGAAGAAGGCATAGAACCTGCGGGTTTGTGCATGCATTGCAGAGATAATACTACATTTGAATTAATTAAGGAGGAAGAATAATGTGCTACTATGAAGATAAAGCAGACTTAATAATAGATAAAATGGTAAGGAGGAATAAACGTGAGAAAAAGATACGAAAAGAACTTCGAAATAGAACACTTAAAAGACACAGTAAAATGTCTTAAAAAGACGCTATGGGTAGCAATATTTATGGCATTCTTTCTACTATTCTTAGTAGTTAAAGAAAAAGTAAACACGAATAAAATAAAACAAACAATCCTTAAGGAGGGTATAGAATATGTCAAATGAAACAATAACAATCAATCTATTAGAGAACGGTGAATTCGCTTCAAGAGAAACATCATCAAAGACAGTTGGTGATTTAAGAAACGAATTAAGCATCCCAGGTGATGCTAATGTTATGGTTGGCGGAACTATTAGACAAAACGACTATGTTTTGGAAGATAGCGCACTTGTAGCCTATGCAAGTAATAATAAAGTAGGTGGATAGTAAACGATAACTTTAAATGAGAGCCAATAACTGGTCCTGTAAGCCCTGTCAGATTCCGACCCTAACAGGCAAAGGAATATGTGAGGCTCTCATTTAATACAAACCGAGGAGATTAAATGGAATATTTTAATGGAGTACAGACTTTTGAAGCTAATGATATTAATAAATTAGCTGAATTAAGTCAAGATGAAGCCAATTTATTGGCAATAGGTCCACAAGAACTATTCTTTAGTAAACTAGAATCAATTAATACTGAATTAAATTATTATGGTATTGATTCAATAGATGTTACTAATAAATGGAATTGGAGACCTGGTTCTTATGATAAAATTAAACAATACATGTACAAAAAGCTTGAATTAGACAAAAAAGCTATGAGTGTAAGTAAAATTATGATGAGAGCACAAGATAGAATAAACTATATGAACTTTGTTCAAAGACAATCTGTTGATATGGAAAGAGAAAGAGCTAATCTTAAGAGATTAGGTGTTTCGAGAGATGTAGATATTGATGAATTTAAAGACAAATGCATTGAATTTGTAGATAATTTAATTAGCAATTGTGAAAAAGCATATGAATTAACACAGGAAAAAGTATTAATTGTTCCTTATATCTCATTAGATGAAGGAAGAAATGCTAAACTATTTCTTGATATAATGTTAAAAGATATGGTTTTATCAGTATATGATGGCCATGAAAGCCCTGTATTAATACAAGAAATACCATTACAACCAATTCATATATCATTAACTATGCCTTTAAGACATAAAATAAATGGTATGAATATAGATGTAACACCAAATGGTAAGTATAAATCAGAAGGACCTGCTTTAACTCATCCATATATATCTTTTAGATATAGTAATGGTAATGGTTATGGTACTGTTTGCTTAGATAGATACTTTGATGATGTTAAAAGAGCATGTAAAAAGAATGATATGGTAAGTTTATCAATGACTTTAATGCAATGGGCACAATATTATAATATCAAAGTAGCAAATCCATACAATCAACCATATATGTCTCATATAGGTATGCCTGAAAACTTCTCGGATGAATACAAAGCAACTCAACCAGCAAGTAGCGTAACTGAAAGATGCGGAAGGGTATTACATAGCTTTAGTCAAAAAATAAATAGTGACTATTTTGAAGCAGATGAAGTTATAAGCAAAACATGTAATAACATAAAGTGTTCTCTTAAAAATTCTTGTAATTCTCATATGAATATTTCTAGAAGAATAGATAATCTAGAAAGTGAATGGGGATGTCAAGTAGAATCTTTTGTTATGATGGTAGTAGACTGGTTATGGGAAGAATATGCTGGTGAAAATGGTGATTTAAGTGCTATGAATGTGCCTTTAAGCTTTTTAACAGGTGATGATGCGCATCAACATAATAGAACAGAAGAAGAATATAAAGAATATATAGCTACTAAACTATTATGGTATTATGCAAACTCACTTAAACAAGAATTTGATGATTATACATATCAATTCTTAGAAAGGTATCATTTCATAGATAAAATCAAAGAAGAACCACCATCTGTAGTTGATATGGATGAAGAACAAGTGAAAATAATAATGAAATCATGGGCAGAGACCCAAGGAGGGAGAAGATAATGGAATTAGAAGAAGTGTTTTACATAAAAGAAAAAGACTGGTATAAACTTCAAGGATGGGCTACGTTAGCTTATGAAGAAGATAAAAATGAAATATCAGGACTAATGACCGCAGTACCACAAGAAGACGGTAGATTTAAAGTTGGTGATGTGGAAATACTAAAGCAAGAAAATACAGGAACTAATACTGACCTTAATGGAGACTCTGTAAGTGCTTATATGATGAAATATGGTATGAAGTATAAAAATCCAGATATGAAGTTTGTCTGGTGGCATTCACATCATACTATGGGAGCATTTTGGTCTGGAACTGATACTAAGGAGATAGATGCATGGAAGAATAGTAGTTTCTCTTTGGCTTTAGTTATAAACCTTAAAGAAGAATACTTGTTTAGAGTTAGTTTCTGGAAGACAAATGGGCTTCCTATAGAGCAACATGTAGATACTACTCTAACTATTGAAAGAGCTGAACCTAAAATAAATATAACAAATGCTATGAAAAAGCAATATAAAGAACTATGTTCAAGCCCTCAATCAATGGTTAGATATACTGGCGGTTATAGTACATATGGACAAGGATGGTCTAGAAATGTTAATCCAAATCAACAAAATATCTGGCATGGTAATAATAAAGAGTCAGAAAAACAACTTGAAATGGAATATGCATATTCTGAAGCACTTGAACAAGTAGAATCAATGCAAGATGGCTTTATGGATGGAAGTGTTAGCCATAAAGAGTGGAAAAAGAAAGTTAAAAGAATAAATGAAATCTGCAAAACAAAGAAGTTTCCATTTAAAGTAGTAGAATTCAAAGAAAATAAAAGGGAACTTTTAAATGTTTTAATGACAAGGCTTCCTAGTGAATTGATTGAATGGGAAGATAATCAACTAAAAGATGAATTCGAAACTAAAGAATGGAATAATAGTTTTGGAATAGGAGGAAATGACGTATGGCAATAAATATGAGAAGTAGAGGACTAGTAAACAATCTAAGTGACTTTAATTTTCATATATTGGGATGCGGTGCTATTGGTAGTGCCGCAGCTACCCAATTAGTGAGAATGGGAGCAACTAATTTCTGTTTATATGATAATGATGAAGTAGATACAGGAAATGTAGGAGTTTCTCAATATACTTTGTATGATGTAGGTCATGCTAAAGTAGATATGTTAAAGTCAAAGCTACATGATGTAAACGATTTAGCAGAAATAACATGTGTAGATGAAATGTTTGCTAATTATGTGTTTATGAATGATAATGACATAATAGTCTTAGGTTTTGACAGCATGAAGTCAAGGTTAGATGCTGTCAAGGCCTTAGGCAAATGGAAATACACCAAACCATATGCTGTTATAGATGGTAGGATGGGAGCTGAACACTATCAGCAATATGTGCTATTAAAGCCTACTTTAGAAGCATATAAGCAGATATGGTATAGTGATGAAGAAGGTAGCGAAGAACCATGCAATATGAAGGCTACAAGCTACTGTAGTAACATGTCAGGAAGTTTTATAGCAAATGCTATAAGAAAGATTGTGACAAAACAACCTTATGAGGAGTTTGTATCTCTTCATTTTCCTACAATGTCAATAGAAAAAACTACTTGTTTATTTAAATAGTAGTAGTTAACTTACATGGCTATCTTATAATGCGAAATGCACATCAATGGATGCCCCTGACGAGCTATCCAGTCAGACGAGTGGCTTTCTCTCGGTGATGTGACGCAGAAAGCATAAGATAGCCCTTTCGTTTAAAATAAAATAGGGAGGTGCAAATGGCACTAAAAAAGGTAAAAAGAAAGGCTATATCTCAGGACCCTAAAGTAATGTTACTTTACGGTGCACCAAAAGTGGGAAAAACTACAGCCTTAAGTCAATTAGAAGATTGTCTTATAATTGATACA